CGACGCTCTTTTACACTCGCACTGTTCTTCACAGTGCTCGTAGCGAACTGCGTGTGGTACACAATCTTTTTAGGCTTTCCATTTGTACGTTTCTGGTACCGAACCTTCTTTAGCCTACCCCATTCAAGGGGCTGGCGAGGTGGCACCGAGAAGACAGAATAATCTGTCAACCAAAAGTTGTCATAACTTTGGGCTTCGTCTGTAAGAGACTGTAAAGCGAGCCAATAATACGGCTTGATGCTTTGCACAACCCGTTTATCGGGTTCCTCAGACAAGAAATGAAAAAAGTACCATCGAGAGCCAGAAAACATCCTTAAAAAGATGGGCTTCCATGGTAACAATTTTGCCTTTAGAGGTATCACCTCTGGGCTATTAACCCTTATACCGGCCGTGTCTGGAAAACACGGAGGAACACGATGCAAATCTAACCCAGTCATTGCAAGCTCTGTTAAGAGCATGTATAATGTGGATTTAATCTCCATCTCATCCCATCTGCGTAAAAGTCCATTATAGACTTTGTAAAGCCAGACGGCATAGCGTGTACGTGTAAGCAACTGATGTTTATCCGGAAGAAAGAATGGACGAACATCAGCCCCGCGGTAGAAATCAGAACCGCAGGATTCTCGGAAAGGTGCCTTGACAAAGGTCTTATCCAAATTTAACATAAACTTCAATTGCGGAAAAATAACCGTAACAAATCTATGCATTTTCGAAGGGTAGATTAGATCATCTCCATAAACAGAAATGAACCCCTTCGTTCCCGACAGCTCCTGTATTGCCTTCAAAATCACATAGAAGACAAGAGTTTCAACAGGGAATGTCAAACCATTGCCCATCGGTAGTACCGATTCTGTGTAGTATGTACCTTTCGACTGACCGCTAGTAACAACCAGCGTATGCGAAAAGGTCTTCTTCATAGCACAGTACCACTCGCGTGGCAGAACTTGATTCAACAGGTCACTTAATAGTGACTGAGAAGCACTTGATAGGTCAGCTGTTGCATGTGGTAATGAACTATTACCTGGTATGCTAAACTTTCTAATCAAATCCCGATGGCGTTGTTGTAACCGCCTTATATCGAGACCTTCGTCCACCAGTGATTGTACAACCTGGTCGCCAACACCATAGCTATAAAATAAGCTAAGAAGTGTGAGTGGCGTAATAGGACGATGCTTCTTCCATGTTTTAGGAACATTAACCAAATTAAGGGAGTCGTGTGACAAATTAGAATTACCTTTGGGTGTTATGCCCAATGAGGTGATAAATTCTTGCAGTATGGGATCTTGTGGTAAGACCTCATCGAAGAACCATTTGCTACACTCTGAAGATCCTGTAAATGCCCGCGCATCGGTCAACTTATGATCGATGTATGCTAGGCTTAACGGACACCCTATTGAACTCTTCTTACCAAACCGGCCTGCAGATACTGTGTACTCGGGGTCATACTTTCCGAGTATCCTACGCGCAATAATGCGTGCACGCTGTACAACCTTTAACCGCAAAGCGGAATGAGGTGTATGCGTAGCAAAGTACTCTTGCTCACTGAAAAAATCATTGTGAGTATTTAGATCGAGTTCTTCGTCAGTATACTTATCTGCTGCAAACCGATACTTCTTAAAAAGGTTCTTTAATTGTGCATAATGTTTATAGCGTGACGCTTCTATGAACCCGATTTCTGGGTACTCATAGTCCCGATAATTTGGGATGCCACTAAACATAGCCTTTTCGGCTTTACGCGCAAAAGAAGGACCTTCAAAAGATCGGAAATCCCGGAGGAGTGTTAACCAAATTTTCTTGGCTACTACATCCGTGTCGTACATTGGTGCACGACTGCAACCTTTCTTCCTGGGGGTTTTTCGAACCCCTGAACTGCGCCCATGGATGGGCAAAGCAGTTATACCCATGGAGATTCCTTGTAGTTGAGTATTAGAAGTAGTGCTGGCTAGCTGATCATAAACCGGTTTCCCGGAACTAGTATTATACCCGAGGGCATAAACAGGTTTAACTAGAAACTATCCTAGTTATTAGACAGCTAGCTCCAAATGATTTAACCTACTAAAATGCGGATAGCAGTGATAAACTCATCGAACAGCCCAACGAGTCGTTGGAGCCATTCTACGAGACTCACTTGATTACCCCGTAAGCGTAGAAATCATCTAGTTCAGCGTCAATGATACACTGAGCAGTTAACAGGCGGTGCTCAAGAATCTGAGCCGCAACCATCTCCGGATGAATCTCCGTCGATACGCGCGAAACCTGATAACTGATAGTGCCATCGGCTAAAAGAATGGGCATAGTGAGCACGAAGCTCCGTATACCTTTCGAGAAGCCACCATTGGGTTGCTGAGAATGCGCACGGTTTTTAAACGTGATGTGATTCCTCAGCAGGAAATTGGTTTCAGTTGTATTATCTACAACATGAATCCCATTCGGGATGTCTGCGCCGTCACTATCATACGGTGTGGCAACGCCACCACTCGGTACTAACCCAGTGGAGTCATTCAGCAGTGAGATACCATTAATCATATCTTACTCCATTACGGTCAGTTAAGACCTCAATTTTTCCGTTTCAACATAAGCTGAAACGCTAGTGCTAAAGCATCAACAACATGAGTGTAACTCGCGAAGTCTAACTTTAACGTTGGAAGTAGCGGGAGGTTCCGATCAACTTCTCTCACATACGATCTAGTAACTTCCGTACCACACTTGGAAAAAGTGTGTGACGGGCAGCCCCAGAAGTATGGATTAAAAGTTGTTGAGAGAGAAACAGTTCTCTCTACTTTTACGCCAACGGTGTTGCCAAGAACTTTAAGATCAGGAGAGAATCTCATAGCTCCGAGCCACGTACCGACGTCGAACCACCAGTCCAACACAAAACTGAGATGGGTTAAATCCCATGCCAGCTCTGGCAAATGCCGCGGTGTCAGTCCCAATAAATCAGCCATACTAGGTACGGCTAATAAATTAAATTGAACTGACGCATACGCATCTATCTTATCGACTCCCTGTGTTTCTAATACTACAGGGCAACCGTAATAGAGTTGTAAGTTTGCATTTTTATCTGAGAATTTCTCCTCTGATTTCTTATGCGACCGCACACGCCTAATCTTATTTGGATCAAGATTAGCCATCTTTTCATTTGCTAGTTCAATCAGGTCTTGGATGGTATATGCCAGTGGCATGAATCCATAACGGAATTCAAGCCATGCGCTCGCAGCTGCATCTGCAGCTGCTTTACCTTCCAACTTTCGTCCCCGTGATAACCAGCGACCGGAATTCCGGTAGTGGATAAGCCTATTAAGCAAACCCAGGTTCTTGTGGTTACTTGACACGAGATAATCCCGCATCGATTTGAACGGAGATCTAAGCATGTTGATGGTTTGTCTCAATTCACCGAGATCTTCACCAACACCAGCCTCACACTGCGCTAACTTGCTATATGCATTTTGCAAAGCATAATCGGCAAGATTGCCAGTGCGCGAAGTAATAGGTCCTGCTAACAAAGCCATTTGGGACAGATAAAATCTACCCCAATTCCCGCTAAAAATGAAGCGGTACGGCCAATTGTTATAAGACCCTTCCAAAGTTTTGCCGGTATCGGCCCAACTTTGGACCCTATGATACACAGCATACGGATTCACTCGATATTCTCCAGGCTTGAATCGCCCGGTATCAACTGAGTCTTTATCCTCGCTTTCAATCGCATCGTGGAAATTAAACGTAA